CGTCAACACGAACATAACCGAGGCGATCCACCACCCGGACCTGCCGCTCGCCTGTTCGCTCGACGGTCGCGGCGACGGCACGCTGGTGTGGGAACACGACCCTGCGAACGGCATCTACGTCCCGCAGGGCGGCGTGGTGGACACGCACGGCCTTGGCGTGCTGGAGGCGAAGAACACCAGCGCAGCCCCGGAAGACGCGCCTGCGCCGCACAGGGGCCCGTGGCAGCTACAGGCGCAGATGATGTGCACTGACGCATCGTGGGGCGCTGTGTGCGTCCTGTACCGCGGCTCAGAGCTTCGCCTGTTCCTGTACCGGCAAGACCCGGACATGCAGGCGCGGATCGAGGATGCGGTGCATGACTTCGAGCGCCGCAAGCGCGACGTCGACTGGTATCCTCCGCTGTCGTCCGACGACGCGAACGTGGCGTGGGAGCGTGTCGATGACGGCGCGCCGGCGATGGACCTCAACGGCATCGAGGACGGCGACCACTGGACGCAGGTGCTGATCAACCGTCGAGAGGAGAAGCGCGCGCTGGAGGCGGAGATTGACGAGGCCGAGACGATGCTCAAGGAGATGCTCGGCAATCACGAGGAGGGGCAGGTGCAAGTCGGCGGCTCGACCTACTACGTCAAGTGGCCGATGCGTAACTACAAGGCGCAGCCCGCCAAGACCACCGAGGCCAAGCCTGCCCGGCAGGTGCGCGCCAAAACTCTGATCGTGAAGGAGGCATAAGATGCAGGTCATCAGGAACAAGGGCGGATATGTGATCCGCGTCACGAATACCGAGTGGAAGGTGCTGCAACAAATCCACGACGAGGGATATATGGGCATATCCGAGGTTTATGAGGACGGCGCAAGCGGCCTCAACGGAGCCGAGAAGTCCATCTTCACTCAGATACACAACATGACCCGACCGTGGATGCAGGTGACGGAAGACAGGAGGAAGTGATGGTATCGCTCACCGAGAAGCAGGCCACCGTGCTGGCCTATATCTCCCGGCACATCAGGCGCTATGGATACGCGCCGAGCGTGCGGGAGGTAGCCGAGGCGACAGGCCGATCCCGAACGGCGGCCCACGCTCTGATAGCGCAGCTTGCGAAGCGAGGCGCGATCAAGCACGACAAGTACACGCACCGGGCGATTGAGGTGCTGTGAAAAAAATGATCTGGGGGTATTGATATTGTATCGATATCCCCTTATCTTCTTGGGGTAGGACATTTTTAGGACAAGGAGACAGGCAGATGGAAATCAAAAAGGTAGGCACTCAGGGCTGGACGACGCAACACGGTGGCAAGGTTTTCGCCATCACTCGTCAGGCTGGTGCCGTTTTCGCTTCGGGCGCTCGCCTCAAGGTTCGCCAGACTGGCTCCGCAACCCGCTTCGCCTTCGTCGGCAACCTGACCGAAGCCAAGGCCAAGATCGCTGAGTGGATCAGCGAGTAATCATTCATCAAGGGAGACAGAGATGCCTAAGTTTGAAACAGTGATTATGAACGCAGAGGCTTGGGAGCGGGGCCGCGACGCCGCCATCAAGGCGAACGCCAGCAAGGGTCGCAACGACCGCTGGATCGCTGCGGACGAGACCCGCCGCGAGGTCGAGGGCTTCCTCTTCGGCTGGTTCGGCACCGACGGCTTCCTCGGCGCAATGTGCGCGCAGCTTGACGAGTGGGGCCACCTCACCGAAAAGCAGGAAGCTGCCGTCCGCAAGATCATGACCGACCGCAAGGAGCGCGAAGCAAAGCGCAACGCCGAGCGCGAGGCAGAGCGCGCCAGCGCTGCCGACTGCCCGGAGGGTCGCGTCGTCCTGACCGGCGTCATTGTCTCGACCGATCAGCGCGAGAACGCTTTCGGCTGGACGTGGAAGATGCTGTTCAAGTCGGACGACGGCTTCAAGCTCTGGGGTACGATTCCGACATCCCTGTTTAACTGGGATGGCGAGACGGACTTTCCACATCTCCGCGCCGAGGACATGCCGGGCAAGCGCGTCACATTCACCGCAACCGTCACGCCTAGTGCTGACGACGAGAAGTTCGGGTTCTTCAAGCGCCCGACAAAAGCAGAGTGGGTGGCCTAGCGCCACCCCTCACCATCATCGAAGGGAGACACACGATGACTTACTGTGAAGTTCGCTTTTTCAAGAAGGATGGCTCCTGCCATCGGGTCAAGGAATTCGACAATGGGATTGACGCGATGGCCTGCTATGACCGCGCCGTCGAGCAGTCCAAGGCGCTCCACGATCTCGACTACAGCGAGATCGAGGCCGTCGGCCCCGAGGATATCCTGTATTATCAAATTCAGGTTGTCGCTCGCGACGAGCATATGACGTGGCTCGTGGAGCAAGCTAACTGGGTGGCGGCCTAACGGCCCCATTTCCATCATCGAAGGGAGACATACGATGAAAAAGCCAACCGAAGCCCAGATTGAGACTTTTGTGGACTTTGCGTTCCACCAGCACAAGGCAGAAGCTCACAACCGGCAGGCGGCCTCTGTGCTTGTCAGTGAGGACGATTATGACGAGTACGCTCGCCTTAGCCGCATCTCTTACGCGCATGCCTCTCTCGCCGTAAACATCGCGCGCGATGAACTTGGCATGACTGACGATCAAATCGACAAGTGCCATCACCTGCTCATTGAATGGGCGACCGCTTACGAGGAGGTGGCGGCATGACCACCTGCCCTGAGTGCGACGGGAAAGGCGTCGCGTGGTATGAGGTGAGGGTCGCCGCGCCGGGAGACTGGCGCGGTGGCTACATCGACGAGGCGCAGATGGAGTGCCGTCTGTGCGAGGGCGCGGGGCAGGTTGACGAGGACGTCGCCGAAGCTTACGATCCTTTTGACTAATCGCTTGGCGGGTGGCGTTATACCCGCAGGTTCCTCCGAAACTGGCCCCGCGCTTCGGCGTGGGGTCTTTTTTATTTCGTGTCGGTCTTCTTAGCTTTGTCGTATGACCTCATGCCAGAGATGCCGAGCATTCCAAACATCAGAGGCATCATCACAGACATATCAGCCTGCGGGATCACTACGCCGAACCCGGCGCAGATCGGACTGACCATATAGTTGATACCGAGGCTCAGGCCGCATATCCATCCGATCAGCGGACGCCACGACGCCTGAAACCAGTTGCCCTTTGCGTCGGCCTTCAGCACCTCGATCTGCGCGAGTATCTGTTCCTGCGCGTGCCGCTCCGCCATCGTCGCAAGATCGTGCGCCAGCTTTGCCTTCTGGTCCTTGTCCTCGACAAACTTGTCGAGGATGCCGGACACTGCGGGGATTAATGCCTGTATCATTCCATCACCTCAAATTGAAATTCAGTGGGGAAGCATAGCATCTCTTTGTTGATCGGCATGCGCTCTTCCCAGTTGATTTTGGTGCCAGCGACGTGGCAGTGCGCCATCGTCTCATGCGCCGACAGCACATTGACCGCGATCTCGCCATCCGCGCTGGCGATGATCATCAGCAGCAGCCACTTCATTTGCTTTCGTTGCCCATCCACACGGCGAACGCGCCTGTGGCGGCACCGACGATGGTCGAGACGAACGCGGTCTGCTGCGTTGTCGCGTCAGGCCCGAGGCTCATGAACCAGTCGCACACGTTCCACGCCATCAGCGTGAACGCCAACATCATGAACCGGGGGATAATCTTGTACTCTAGCAGCGTCTTGCTCATCTCGGTTTCTCTTCGCCTGTTCTTTGGTTGTCCTGTTGTGCATGTCCCACACGATCATGCCCATTCCCCGCTAACCATCATCGCGGCCATATCCTCGGCGCGCTTGCCGACTTGCGCCGCCCATCGGCTGTCGAGCATCTGCGACGCAGCTTCACCGTAATCACCCGCCTCAATCGCCGCCTGAGCCTTCTTGAAGCCATCCCAGCGTGGCTTGCCTAGATTGAACAGCATCGAGACCACAACCGCCTGACGCGGCTCTGAGAGGCCAGCAAACCACGGGTATGTCTCCGCCTCTGCCTGACAGCGCTTGAGATCATTCGCCAGCAGGTAGTCGATTTCGTCGTCGGACAGTCCGCCGCCCAGCTTCTCGTCGATGAGCCGCCCCACGCCGATGGTGAGATACCCACGGCTGTCCTCATAAGCGTGCGCCACCACACCCTCGTGATGCTTGATCATCTCAATCAGTTTATCCATTCCGCGTCTCCATCACTATCTGATACGCCTTCTCAAAGCTGTCTAGCTCCAGATCCGGCTGGTCGAACCAACCCTGCGGGCGGCGCTGCGAGTATTGGTTGACGCAGCACGCCGCCTGAAAATGTACCTTCCGGCAGTTGATGGCGCAATGCGCGAGAATGTCAAACTTCTCAAGCGATGGCAGCGTCTTCTTTACTCGCCCGGCCCCGTTCTGGAATTGATAACAGGGCCGGTGGTTCTTCTCAAAGCGAAGCTGCGACGACTTCACTTGCACCCGCATGAAGACGCCGGCGGAATTCCACGCCACAAGATCCACGCTGTCCTGCTGCGCCGGGGAGACGCGCCAGCCAAGCCCGAGGATGGCGGCCGCCGTCAGATACTCTCCGGCGAGGCCGGTTGTTGTTGCGGACGTCGTCACAGTCTCCCCTGTTCGTGCAGTATCAGAAGCACCAGCCCGGCGATCACCGCCAGACAGCCGACAACAAAAGCCGCGATGATGCAGCCGTCGATGATCTTGCGGCGCTTGTTCGCGGCGGCTATCTCAGCCTCACGCCGTGCGATCCGCGCCTTGGCCTGAAACTTTTGCCAGTCGTGCCAGAGGCCCGGACGGCCAGCGTAGATCATGATGGTCTTTAGCTCCTCCTCTTGCTGGCGGATTTTCTCCAGCCCCATAAATTCTTCGAGGTCAGAACCGCCGCCCTTCTTTTGCGCCTTCTTCTGGAGGGCTTCTTTCGCGCCAACAAAGTCAGCAATCGCACTGCCAGCCGACGCGATTTCCCTGCCATTTTGCACAGCAGTTTTGATCACCGCAAAGGCGGCGTTGGCAGCGGCTAATTCTGCAAGCACTAGCGCCTCGTTACAAGAACAAGGATCGCTAGCAACAGCCCTACCTGTATCAGGTCGATCATCGGGATTGCGATCATCAGTACACCTTCCTGCTTCCTGCTTCGATAAACTCCGGCAGGCAGTACGTTTTGAACCGCCTTGGAGACTGCTGCTTTATGCGTCGCGCAAAATAGATGCAGCGGTCGAGGTCATACCAGCAGGCGTCGCGGCTCACCGTCCTGTCGTCGAGGACAACCACCAAGCAGAAAACGTGCAGCATCTCC